TGGTGGTGATGTAATCGAGACCCTTGCTCTTATCGACTTTATGAAGACTCAAGAAGAACAAGGTATTAAGTTTAATATCATAGTAAGAGGTTCAGCTATGTCAGCCGCAGCTCTTTTACTTACTTGTGGTACTGGTACTCGTGCTGCATCTAAACACTCCAAGATTATGGTTCACCAATTGTCTACCATTGTTATGGGTAAATTGAGTGATATCAAATCGAACGCAAAATTTAGTGAAGAATTAGAAAATGAATGTAACGCTTTGATGGCAGAGAACACAAAGATGGATAAGGAGTATTGGGAAAGTTCTCAATCATCCGACTACTTTATGTCAGCTGAAAAAGCATTAGAATTGGGAATTATAGATAAAATTATTTAATATGTTAGATTTCTTTACCGCAGAAGAACTCGTAGAAAATTACGAGAAGTTTCGTAAACTAATTAATCAAACCTTTACTGGTGACCGATTAGAATCACTCAACAAAATGTACGACCACTTTGAAGAACGTATATTATATACCCCAGCATCTTCAGTCGAGCATTACCACAATGCTTTTCCAGGTGGTTACATTGACCACGTTCTTCGTGTTACTCGTAATGCACTAAAGGTGTATGACTTGTGGCAAGACCTTGGTATGATTATGGAAGAGTTTGATAGAGAAACACTAATCTTCACAGCCCTTCACCACGACCTTGGTAAGTTGGGAACTCCTGAAATGGATTATTACATCAAAAACGATTCGGAGTGGCATGTAAAGAATCAAGGTAAAATTTATAAGACCAATCCTAAAATCCATTGGATGAATCTCAATGACCGAACTATGTACAATCTACAATACTTTGGTGTTAGATATACCGAAGAAGAAATGATTGGTATGAGATTAACCGATGGGTTGTACGATGAAAACAACAAAGAGTATTACATCAAGTACAACAACGATGATAGATTGGCTACATCAATCCCATTCATAATGCACACAGCAGACCAAATGGCAGCTATCTATGAAAACAAGCGATGGGAAGCTGAGATGAATCCTGTAAAATCAACTCGTAGTAAAACAACAGGTAGACCTAAGAAGGGTAATCTAAGTGAGACTTTTACCAATAACGATGTTAAACCTACGAGCGTATTTGACGCATTCAAAGATATTGTAGAAGAATAAAATGGTTACAACAATTATTATATTATCAATAACAACAGTCGTATTTCTATTTAGTACGATAAATCTTCTTCGTAAAAACGAGGCATACGAAGATGTAGTATTGGAACAAGAACTATTAATCTCAGATATTGCAGCTAAGATTGATAGTTCGATGGAGAAAATGAAAGAGCTCGATAAGTTAGGTTCATTCGAAGCAGATGATGAAACGGGATTCATCTTCAAAAATTTATATGAAGTAATCGAAGAATTGGAAAAATACTATGGGACGCAAAAGGAAGAATAAAAGGTATTTTACACAAATTACTGAGATTGCAATTAACGCATATAATAGTTGTGATGACCAACGAATGAAGAATAAAATCTACAATAGATTCATTCATTATCCATTTGATAAACTTGCTGAAAACGTAATCCATACTTACAAGACTTATTATTTTGAAGTCCCATACGAAGATGTCAAAGCAAACGTAGTAGCATTCTTAAACGAGAAGATTCATAAATTCAATGGTGATAATGGTAGAGCGTTTTCATACTTTACTGTAATTGCTAGAAACTATTTGTTTAATGAAAACAATGCTAACTATGCTAGAATGAAAGCACGAGATGGTATTGAGGTAATTGACTCATCTCGTAATATTATAAATGAGGTTTACGAGAAGAAACAATCGGAAGCGTTAAAAGACTTTATGGACTATTATGTTAGTTATATGGATTATAATGTTTTTACATTGTTTGATAAAGATAGAGATAGAAAGATTGCTGACTCCTTAACTGAATTATTTAGAACACGAGACAACCTTTACTCATACAACAAAAAGGCACTTTACATACTTATTAGAGAGAGAACTGGTGTTCAGACTCAATACATCACTAAGGTGGTTGGTAGAATGAAAATAATTTACAAAGAACTATACCTTGATTATATGATGGGTGATGTTCTACCAATAACTCACCGAGTGGAGGAATTTTAATGGATAAAGATACTAAACTATTTAAGGACAAGAGTTTTTCAGACATTATGTCGGACATCTATTCTAATCAAAAAAAGAAAGACCGACAAATCAAATTACTGATTGCTCAACTTGAACCAATGGTTAAAAACCTCAACGATGCCGCTGTGGTTGTTCCATTGATTAAAGAATACTTAGACATTTCAGTTCGTAACGATGATGCTTTAATCAAACTTGCTGCTATTGTTCAAAGAATGATGAAGGATAGTAATAGTGGTGAAGCAGGTGGTCTTATCCTAAGTGATGAAGAAAAGAGACAACTGATGGACGCAATCGATGAGGTTGAAAAAGACATCCCTAAAGAAGATGGAGATGATGAATGAAATTAGGAACAGTAATATCAGTAAACTTATCAGATTCAAATCCAGATAACTTTAATAGTATAATTGTATCATTACAAGATAGAGCATCTAAAAATAACTTGAGATGCTTTCCATTGAGTCCCAATTCAAGACACATTCCTATTTTAGGGGAACAGGTTTATGTTATAGTAGCTAATTCCGATGAAGCGTCTGCGTCAAGCCAGTCTTCTCGGAATTACTACATTTCAGTAGTAGGTCTCCAACGAAATGTAAATCACAACGCACTACCCAAATTAACTAACAGCGAGGGTAAGTCTACACCAAACTTTAGTCAAGCCTTTAACGGAATACCTATTCAAAGTTCTACTGATTCTAAAGTTGACTTTGGAAACGGATTTGTTGAAGATTCAAGTGTATCACAATTACAACCATTTCTTGGAGATATTATCCACGAAGGTAGATATGGTCAGTCTATAAGATTTGGGTACACGCCTAATAATGTTACTATTAGTGACAATAAAATAAAAGGTGCTGATAACAAACCATCTTGGAAGTCCAGCACTCCTGAGAGTCCAATTACTATTATCAGAAATGGTGGCCAATCCAAAGGATATAACAAATTTGTTATAGAAGATATTAATGAAGATGATTCATCAATTTGGTTAGGGTCTAAACAAACTATTGGATTGAAGTCATCAAACGGATTCTCATTGGGAGTAACTCCACAAAATATTTACAAGAATCCCCAAATCATATTAAATTCAGACCGAATAGTTCTTAACTCAAAATCGGACTCAGTTTTGATTAGTGGTAAGAAGTCAGTTAATGTATCAACTACAAATTGGAAAGCTGATATGGATGTGATGTTTACACAATTGGAAGAAGTTACAAACTCACTAATTACATTATCAACTAAAATGGCAAGTATTACTGCAACCCCACCTCTGACACCATTGGCCGCTCCATTTGCAGAACTATCGGCAAAGGCAACACAAATCAAAACTCAGTTAACATTAATGAAACAATAATTATATACAAACATATTTATTACTATGGATACAAAGAAACTAATTAAAGCGATTCAACTTATCATTAAGGAAGAAGTGAAGAAGGAAGTGGCTAAACGTGAAAAGTCCCTTCGTGAATCTATCCTTAAAGAGATGAAACAATCACAACCAAAAGTTGTTGAAAGAGACCCGCTTGATGTAGACCACATCTTTGAGACTTCCCATACAAATAACCAATCGTTTACTGGTAATTCTATGTTGAACGATATGTTAAATGAAACCGCTCAAGGTGGTGAGTGGAGAAGTATTAATGGGCCTGGTGGTGTATTTAATGCATCTCAAGCACAAGGTTGGGGTGGTGGATTAAACACACAACAATCAACATTCCAAACAGCAGAAGGTGGTCAAGTATCAGCACAACAACTTCAACAAACTGAAGCTGGTAAAGCAGTTGTAAACGCAGTTACACGAGATTATTCTCAACTAATGAAAGCGATTGATAAGAAGAAGGGTAAATAATGCCAACTCGTAAAGAATATAAGATAAACCCATTAGACCTTAAACGGAATAAGGCAATTGGAGTTCAACTACCACTGGGTGGTGAGCCTTTATTTAAGTTATCTTATACTACCGAAGAGCAGGCAATATCAAACCTAAAAAACTTATTATTAACTCGTAAAGGTGAACGACCATTTCAACCATTATTTGGTTCTGATATATATTCATTACTATTTGAACAAATATCTGAAAATATAAACAACGAGTTGGAAGATTCATTAAGAAATGATATTAAATTTTGGTTACCCTATATAATTGTAGATGATGTAAATGTAGATTCTAAAGAAGACTTGAATAGAGTAGATATATCACTTAGAGTTAGAGTAACTGAAACTGGAGCAAATACACAAATAACAATATTCGTAACTGAACAAGGTAACGTATCTATTGTCTGAGGATAAAAAATGGCAGAGAACATAAAAAAAGATGTGAGTTTAGTTGGTAGAGATTTCGGTGAGATTCGTAAGAATCTTATTGACTTTACAAAAAACTATTTCCCACAAACCTATAATGATTTTAACGAGTCATCTCCTGGTATGATGTTTATGGAAATGGCATCATATGTAGGTGATGTACTTTCATACTATACTGATGTTCAGTTAAGAGAATCGGTACTTGAAGAAGCTCAAGAAAAATCTAATGTATTTACAATAGCACAAGCGTTTGGTTATAAGCCGAAATTATATGTTCCTGCTACTACAACTCTAACTGTATACCAAATACTACCCGCACAAGGTAGTGGTGATAATGTACGACCTAATTGGGATTACGCTCTAACCTTAAAAGAAGGTATGGTCGTAGGTTCTTCTACCAATTCAGATGTAGAGTTCTCGACTATAAACAAAGTAAGATTTGGATTTTCATCATC